CGATCGAAAACCCGCCTGTGGCGACGAAGAACTTCTTCACCGCTGCAGCTGACAACAGCGGCGCCAGCGATGGCCCGTTCGTTGTGCAGCAGGGCACGACGGCCAACGAAAGCTCCATCTTCTTCTGCCCCAAGGCAGCGATCAGCGGCGACCTCTCCTTCCCTGATTCTGACGGAATCAGCATGCTGCAGATCCCATTTACCGCGCTGCCTAAGTCCGCAGCCGGCAACGACGAAACCCGCCTCGTTTTCTTCTGATTCGCCATGTTCCATCTCTACGAGCCGGACTACATCGAGTGGCCGGTATCGGTTGATCTGCCGGTGAAGGCGGGCCTAAAGAAGGCCTACACCTTCACCGCCCATTTCCGGGTGCTGGACCAGGAGGATTGCGACGATCTCAACGAGCAGCACAATGCGCTGATCGTGGCCACCATCAAGCGCTACGAGGCGCTGCAGAGCTACCGGGGCAGCAATGACCTGGAGGTGCTCACTGAGCCGCTGCCGTGCACCTATGAGGATCTGGCCGCCGAGGTGCTCTGCGGCTGGGGTGAAGAGGTGGTGGACGAGGCTGGCGAGCCTGTCGAGTTCACCGAGGCCAGCAAGGCCAAGATGCTGCGGATGCAGGGCGCTGCGTCGGCGATCTTCAATGCCTGGGTCGCCAGTATCGGCAAGCCCAGCGCCGCCGGCGAGCCCGCCAAGTCCGCCGCCAAGCAAGGAGGCTTCCGCGCAAAAAACTGATCGACGCGGCGCTGTTCCTCGCTGGCGCCGCGAAGGGTGATGCTGACGACGGCAAGGATGCGGCCGACGCTGCTGCCGTGTTCGGCCTGGCGGTGCCCGAGGCAGAGCAGCGGCCCGAGACGTTCGGGATCCTGCCGGAGAACTGCGAAGCGCTGGCGTGGTTCCTGAAGATGCAGACCCAGTGGCGGCCGGGGATGGCTGGCCCCGTGGGCCTCGACTATGGCGTGTTCATTAAGTGCGCCAAGGATGAGGGCGTGAAGCGCCGTGACCGGGTGTGGTTGCTGGAGGATCTGCGGTTGCTGGAACGGGAGTATCTGGGGGCGGCGCGGGGGTGATGGGTGCGAAATGGGTTCCGGTGCGGTAGGGTGTGGGGCAGGTGCGCGCACGGGACACCACTGCCACCCGCTCACCCCGCCTATGGCCGCCAAACGCCCGCCCTTACTGTTGCGCGACATGCGCAGCCCGGCTGCTCCCATGCAACCGATGACTTTGAAGCTGCCCGGTCAGATGATCGAGGCCCTCGATCGCCATGCCGCGGCCTACAACACTTCCCGTATGGTCCTGGTCCGCACCCTGCTGGCCCAGGGGCTGGAGCAGCTCGAAGACCACTGATCATCCATCACACCCACTCGCCATGACAACCCATCTTCTCGACTCCCTAGCGGCCGACCTGGCCGCGCTGGAGATGCTCACTGCTGCCATCAAGATCAAGGTGGAGGCGCTCCAGGCGCCCGAGCCGGCTGTGCCAGCTGTGCCGGTAACGGCGAAACGGATGCCGAAGCACGTGATTGCCGACGTAATCAGCACACAGCTTTCGGTGTTCACCGAATCTTGCAAGTCCTACCACGTCAGAGAGTTTCGCGAGCACTGCCGGCCGTTCCTTCCTCTTGGCAGCGCCGACATTGAACGCGATCACGGCAACAGTGAAAAATGGAAGAGCCGCTTTGTAAGCGCGCACAATCAAATTGCCGCCAACAGGGGATTCACGACTGACGGCAACGGCAACTGGGCTGTGCCGGATGGGGGGAAGTGATGGGCGAAGATAATGATCGGCCACATTTGCTCAGTTTCCCTGATGAAGGCAAAAGGATGATGGAGCGAGCTGCGGCGTTGTTAAATAAAAAAGACTGGGCCGCTGCTGTCGCGACAGGAATGGCACTGGTGCGTCATTACTCTGAAGCGTATGTTAAAGGCGAAACTGCAGTCGTGTTCTGCACCCCAGAACTCGAAGCCTCCATCGAAAACAACCCAGCATTCTTCGAGGCCCTATGCCAAGAAGGCGTAATCGAATGGCTGATGCCGTTTGTGATGGGTAAAACTGCTACGTCACCCGAGGAAAATCAATGAAAGACAAGCTGTATGATTTTCTGAAGAAGTGTCTAAATCTCTTTATGTTTTTAGTTATTGCGACGCCTGTTTTCGGCGTAACTGGTATGGTAGCAAAAAATGAACTTTTGACTCAAGCGGCGGCTGTTGTGATGGGGCTTTTGTGTATTACAGTAGTCCTTTTTGATATTGAGTCAAGCCGTCGATCCCACGCAAAGGCCCGACAACGCTTGCAAGACCAGCGCGACAGCGCCTCTCCTGACTGGGATGGCACAGTGCGATCCGTCGAAGATATTGAGCCTCGATTGAGCCTGTTGCAGGCTCGAATAGAGCAAGACCAGAAAGAGGTGAGCGCCCTCCACGAAGCCAGCCGCCGTATCGCAGCAATCAACCGGGCTGCCAATCCCTGATCCCACTCGCCCCGGCCACCACCGGGGCTTTCTGCTGCCCGCCCTCCATAGCCTGACCCCAGGACTGGCGATCGGATAACACATGGCCCGGATGAGCCTAGATACCGCCATCCGGCTGTCGGCCGAGGTGAAGGGCGGCGGGAATATCGACCGGGTGAAGCGATCGCTGCAGGATCTGGCAAAGGGCAGCCAGACCACGGCCCGCGAGATGAGCGCGCTGCGTGCAGCGACGTTCCAGTTCGCCCGCGCCAATGACAGCACGATCGCCGGGATCCGCAGCAGCATCGGCGCATTCCGCGGGCTGCAGGAACAGGCCAAAATCGGCAGCCGTGAGTTTCAGCGGTACGGCGCCGAGATCCAGAAGCTCGAAGGTAAGCTTCGGGGCCTCGACACCACGGCCACCGCTGCCGGTGATTCGCTGGGCCGCAAACTCGCCACGGGCTTGGCAGCGGCAGGTATCGGCCGCGGGCTGCAGCAGATCACGATGCAGGCCGGCAAGTTCGACGCTGAGGTGCGCAAGGCGGCGGCCATTGAAGGCGGCGCCGGATCGTTCGGCGTGCTGCGCAAGGAGATTGAGGCCGTGGCAGCCGTCGCAGCCGGCACACCCACTGAGGTGGCTGCGCTGGCCACGTCGCTGAGCCGGGCAGGATTCAGCGCCGATCAGACCACAAAGGCCTTGCGGGGCATCGTGCTGGGCGCTGAGGCGAGCGATACGGCGTTTGCGGACATGGGCGGCATCGTCGGCACGGTGCTGAAGACCTTCCAGGTTGACGCCAGCCAGACCAGCGGCATTGTTGACGTTCTGGTGAAGTCCGCCAACAGCGCCAATCAGACAGTGTTGGACGTGGGCGAGGCGATGAGCTATGCGGCTGGCACCGCAAGCAAGCTAAATGTAAGCGTCGAAGATACTGCGGCATTGATTGCACTATTCGCCGATGCTGGCGTGCGCGCAAGCCGGGCAGGTACATCTCTATCAACCGGCTTGAATAGGCTCCAGATTGCTGCTGGCGGCGGCGATAGCGAGATGCAGAATCTGATCCGTGGCAGCCAGAAAATGATTGACGCAATGAGCGTACTTGGCTCTCAGGTTCTGGATACCAGTGGAAAGTTGAAGCCGCTAGATCAGACGCTAATTGCGATAAAGCGGCAGATGGATACATTGAACGCCACAGATAGAGCGATACTTGCTAAAGCCATATTTGGCGAAGAATCCGGCAGGTCTTTTGAGTCTGTCTTGGCTAGGTCTGAGCAGGACATTGTTCGCATGTTTGGAAAGGTCCGCGACGCCGGCGGCACTGCGCAGGAAACCCAGAAGAAGATGCAGGGTTTCAACTACTCAATTCTGGTAGCCGGCGGCAACGCCGAATACCTGGCCAATCAGATCGGCGGGATGATCGGCGCGGCAATGAAGCCGTTGATTGACACGTTCAACCTGGCGATCAGCGCAGCGATGAAACTGCCTGATCCGATCAGGAATATCGGCGCTGCCGCTGCTGCCGCAGGGATCAGCACCCTGGGCCTGGTGGTGGCAGTGAATGCCGTGTCTGGCGCGCTGGCGCTGGTGGGCGGCGTGAGCGGGGCGAAGGCGGCGATTGCGGGGCTGACCAATTTCAGCGCAGCGGCGACCGTTGCAAGGAATGCTGCCGTTGCTCTGAACCTGGCGGTGCTGGGGCCTTGGGCATTGGCAGCGGCGGGCATCGCGGCGGCCACGGCGGCGGCCTACAAGTTCAACGAGCCGTTCCGGGAGTTCGTGAATACGATCCCGGCCCGGTTTGAGGTGTTTTTCCAGGCGCTGCAGCGAGACGTTCAGGCGGCGGCGGCCAGGGCCCAGGCGGTTATCGCCAGCGTCCGCAACTTCGCGGTGAACGCATTCCGAGCCGTGGAGTCGGTCGGTCGGCAGGCAATGCAGAACCTACTGAACACGCTCAACCCGGTGGACGCGGCCTTCAGGCAGCTGGGAATCAACATTCAGTCCATCTTCGGCGGAGTGTTCGAGTCGATCGGGATCAACTGGGGCCGGCTGATCTCTCAGATGCTGGGCCAGCTCAACCCCATGCAAGGCATCCTCAAGCTGCTGGGCGCGGACATGGCCGGCGCCATGGAGCAGGCGCTGAACTTCCGCCCCAGCGCAGCGCCCCAGGCCGCGGCACTCCCCGCCACTGCCCCAATCCCCGGCACCCTTCCCGGCGCTCCCTCGGCGCCTGCGCTGCCTGGCGGTGGAGGCGCCGCTGGAGGCGGGGGTGGTGGCGGTGCAGCCAAGACGCGATCCATCGAAGAGATCATCGCGGGGAGGCCGTTTGGCCGAGAGATCCTTGCGGCGGCCAAGGCAAACAACGTTGACCCAGCGCTGTTCGCTGCACTGGTTGAACAGGAGTCTGGCAACCGGCAAACGGCGATCAGCCGCTCTGGCGCGATCGGCCTGAGCCAGCTCATGCCAGGCACCGCCCGTGAGCTGGGAGTAGATCCTTACAACGCCATGCAGAACCTGATGGGTGGCGCCAAGTATCTCCGCCAGCAACTGGACCGGTTTGGGCTAGAGGGCGGATTGCGCGCCTACAACCAGGGCCCTGGAGCACAGCAGCGCACTCCAGGCGGCAACAGCCAAGAATCCCGCGAGTATCCAGGGCGCGTGCTGGAGCGCTATCGCAGGCTGACCGGCGCAGAGGGCAACATTGAGCAGCTGACTGCCGAAGGGTTTCAGTCTCAGACGCAAGCCACCGAGCAATTTCGCGAACAACAGCAGCAAATAGCTGGACAAATCGAGGAGGGCAATCAAGCTCTGCAAGAAAGAACACGCGAGATAGACCGACAGGCGGAGCTGGCAAAAACAGTTAGCGACATAGAGCGGCGCACTCTTGAATACTATTTCCAGCAAGAGGACATTGAGGACAGGTTTGATAAGTTGCGCGACGAGGCGCTAGAGCAGCACAAGCAGGCTCTAAAGTTTGGCGTTGAGTTCAACTTGCAGGACAAACTTCGACTTATTGGAGAGCAGGAAAAGAGAGAGCTACAGCTTGCCGAATACAACACCGCGAAGGAGCTGCTCGACCTGCGTTACGCAGAAAACGATGCGATGGCCGAACGGGTGCGCATGATGCAGCAGCTGACCAGCCAGGCCGCCGAGCCAGCCGCCTTCCAGACCCAGGGCATGGCGATCGAGGCCCAGATCGCCACCCTGAAGGATGATCTTGCGGAGATGACCAGCATCGCCACCCTGGCGGGCAAGTCTGCCGAGACGATCGGTGGGGCGTTCGGCAATGCGTTCCGCGACCTGATCAGCGGCGCAGCGAGCGCCCGGCAGGTGCTGGCCGGATTCTTCCAAGACGTGGCCCAAGGGTTCGCGCAGATGGCCTCTGAGATCATCGCCAAGCAGATGGCCATGATCGCGCTCCAGACCATCCTGAAGGCGCTGGGTGCGGTGGCTGGGGCGTCCAGCGGCGGCACCTTCGCGCCGAGCAACGTGGGCCCATTCGGCGCTGCGGGGGCGAGCACGGCGCTGAGCTTCGACCCGTCCGCCATGGTGCCCCGCGCCCTCGGCGGCCCCACCGCCAGCGGCCAGCCGTACAAGGTCGGCGAGAACGGCCCCGAGCTGTTCGTGCCCTACCAGGCCGGCAGCATCATCCCGGCTGAGGCCACCGAAGCGCTGGAGGCGATCAACAACGCCAGCCTGCGGGGCCTGTCGGTGCCGTTCCAGGCCACCGCTGCTACCGCTGCCAAGGCCTCCCAGCAGGGCGGCGGCTCCAGCTCCAGCAGCGGCCTGAGCGTGCCGTTCCAGCGCGGCATGGAGGGCCTGAGCGTGCCATTCCAGCGCGGCGGCATGGATGGATCCGCAGCGGCTGGCATGGGTGCGGGCGGCGGTGATGGCCTGATCCGTTTTGAGGAGGTCCGCATCGGTGAAATGGATTTCGTCACCCGCGATGAGGCCAAGAGAATGGCCCGCGAGTCTGCCAAGCAAGGCGCTGCCCTAGCACTGAAGCGCTACAAGAACAACCCCACGGACCGGCGCGGAGCCGGCCTGCCCTGATGGAGCTCTGCAACTTCCTGCGGTTCAAGCGCCGGGATGGCACCTATACGACCTGGCTGGCCCAGAACTACTTCATCGGCCAGACCATCGCGCACAACGGCCAGAGCTACCCCTACCTGCCGGTGGCGGTGGCCACCAACTCCAGCACCCGAGGCGGTGATCGATCCGAGGCGGTGGCGGCCGCGCCGGTGTCGGCGCTGAGCGTGAACGTGTTTGCCGAGGCCAGCCGCGAGCGGTGGCTACTGGAGGTGCGATCGGTGAAGGTCAACCGCGTGGATCAGACTCTTGGCGTGCTGCTCACGACGGAATACTGGGCCGCGCAGCAGCTGCAGGGCGACGTAAGCGAGCCGATTGTGAGACTCCAGCTGGCCAGCCCGCTCGATGCGGTGCAGGCGCCCGGCGGCAGGGTGCTGTCTCAGGTGCTGGTGGGTGCGCTGCCTACCAGTGGGAACCTGACGCTGCAATAGAATGAAGAAATCAAAGCCCGTGGTTAATTGCATGCAATCCACACGTGAAATCAACGAGCGACTTGCAAGAACGGCTCAGTTGCTTGAACAAAGAGCAATCAGCTTGCGTGAATTATCGTCTAAATTGCGCGCAAATAATGAGCGACTTGCGGATTGTCTTGCGGAAAACTTTAAGCGGCTCAAGGA